TCCTTTGGAGACCACGGCCGGTTCGTCGATCTCGAACCTGCCTTCGCTGTCTTTCTCCTGGGCGGCGCGCACGTAGGGGCAGTCCTCGGCCGATTCGGCGAACAGCGGCACGATGGCCGAGAACTCCAGGCCGGTGTGGTTCATCGCTTTGAACAAGTCGTCAGTTCCCTTGTAGCCGAGAGGGCGCTGTTCGCCGTGTGCGAAGGTGACGGTGCGCAGATCGGGCGTGCCACGCTGTTCTAGCGAGGCGCACAGGCCGAGGAAGTGGCCGAGGGCAGCCATGACGGTTGCGTGCTGCTCCGGGGTCAGCGCGTACAGCGCCGGTTTCGTGGTGTCAGTCATGGTCAGGCTCCTTTGGTGGTGGTGGGGGAAGGGCAACCGGCAGGCGCGGCCACGGTCCAGCCGCGCGCGCGCATGGTAATGCCGACGTGGTACAGGGTGTAGTGCGGAATGTCCGCATCCTCGACCGGGATCATGCTGTCGCACTCGGGGCAGGCGCCAGCCGGGACCAGTTCGCCCGGTTCCAGCCGCTCCTGAATGTCGTCGAGGTGGTGGATGCCGTTGATCGTGTCAAGCGTGCCGGTCCAGTCGCAATCCGGGCACTCGTAGACGGTCGGCGCCCCTGGCTCCTGCTTCGGCGCGGTGATCGGCAGCGGCGCGGCCAGTCCGCGCACCAGGGCGAACAGGGTGTTGTAGTCGTCGCCGGTCGGCGCACGTTCCTCGGCATTGATGTTGGCGTCGAGCTGCATCATCGCGCGCGCCAGCGTCGCCAGCGGGTCCTGCGGTGTCGTTGTCATTGCATCCTCCTGTGGCCGGGACCATTCCCGCCTGAGCGCCCCCAGGTGGAGGCGCTGAGACTGGCATGGTCAGGGTTGCGGCACCGGCACGGTGACGACCTCGGCCCAGTAGCCGCTGCTGCGTGCCCTGGCCTCCTCTTTTGCGGCCAGATCAGGCCTGCCGCACCATGTCAGCGGGCCGGGGTTGTCGAACACCCCAGCGGCGCGGCGCTTCTCGACGTAGGCTCGGGCGTGCTCGACCCGCTCCTGCTCGTACTGCTCAGGCGTGAGTGCGGCGATCCGCGCGTGCTCGGCCAGCTGTTCCGCCGTGATCCAGCTGTACGGGTTGATGGGTCGGTTGGCGAGATCGACCGCATAGTCGTGGTCGGCCTTGACGCGCTGGCGTGCTCGCTTGATGGTGTCGGCCAGCTCGGTTTCGTAGTCGCGCCGCACCAGCACAACGTGCGTGTAGGTGCGCTCGGTCTGGCGGGTGTACTCGACGCCGTTGTAGACGACGCGGTAGGTTTTCTTGGGCATGGTCAGGATTCCTCCCTGGTTGCGGTTATCGGGGACAGCCCCCGCATCAGCGCCCGGTGTCCAGGCGCTGACACTGGATCAGTCCTGCTCCTGTTCGAGCTGGGCCGCGACCCAGTCCCAGTAGCCGCGCTTGGTGTTGCCCTCGACGGTGTCCTGGCTCCAGGCCAGTACGGTGTAGCGCGGGTGCTGGTTGCGGTCGCGGTCGGTGCCGTACTTCACGCGCAGCTCGTCGGCGCTGAGCAGGTGGTCATCCCGCGCCAGCCCGGCAGGGTAGGGGCCGTCCTGCTTGGGCATGTCGCCCTGGGACAGGTCGGCGGCGATCTCGAACACGTTGGTGTCGCGCTCGATCACGAAGCCGGCGCCGTTGTGCTCGACCATGCCCTGCTCGCGCATGTACTCGTAGACGCGGGTGGCAAGCTCGTAGGACCCTTCATGGCCCAGCCAGCCCTCGACGGCTCGGATGACATCCTCGCGCGTGGTGTAGACCGTCTCATCGACCTCCTCCGGGTCGATCTCGTACTTGTCCTCGTTGTCCAGTTCGGCGAAGGACAGCACGACCGAGACGCCGGATGGCTCGAACGCCACCGTGATCGCGTTCTGCTGGCTCAGGTCAATCGCGGTGATGGTGCCGATGGCGTGCGGTCCGGTGGACTGTTCGCCGTGGTCGGTGTCCGAGGTCTCGCCCTCGACCGACAGCACGCGGGTGCCGACCTGCACGCGGGCACACAGCTCCTGCTGGTCCTCGGTCAGCGGCCACACGGAGGCCAACGCCGCAAGCTCATCCCAATGTTCGCAGATGACGTCCACGCAGTCGCCGCCGTTGACGTCGTCGCCAGGGTCGGCGAACCCCAGCAGGCCCAGCGCATCGACAAGGCGGTCGATGACGTCCTGCATGGATGACGGGGCCGGATACCCCTGTACCAGCTTGCGGGCGCCCTGGATCGCGTTGGCCAGCGCATCACCGTCGTTGGCGTCGGAACTCCTGATGATGTCGCGCAGTGCGCTGACGATTAGTGTTTCACGCATGACGTTCTCCTTGCAGTCAGATGAGGCCGTGCTCGGCCATGGAATACGAGGCGCCGCCGCTGACCACGATGTGGTCGAGCACGCGTATATCGACCAGCCCCAGCGCGCCCGACAGCTTGCTGGTCAGCACCTTGTCGGCTTCGCTCGGCTCGACGTACCCCGAAGGATGGTTGTGCCCGAGGATTACCGCCGCCGCGTTGTAATGCAGCGCCGCCTTGACCACCTCGCGCGGTTGCACGCTGCATTGCGTCAGCGTGCCCCTGAACATCTCTTCGCGCGCGATCAGGCGGTTCTTCGGGTCCACGAACAGCACCATGAACACCTCGTGCTCAAGGTTGCCCGCATACAGGCACAGGTACTCGCGCACGGCTTTCGGTGCGGTCAGGAGCTGCCCAGGCTCGCGCATGCGGCTGGACAGGATGGCAAGGGCACGGCGGATCGTCGCATCCTCGCGTTGGCGGCGCGTATCCGGGCGCGGCTCCGGCTGGTCTGGAAACTTCATCACTTGGGCGTTCATGAATGGCTCCGTTCGATAGAGGGGACGCGGGCACACCGGCCCACATGCACAGTATATAGCAAGATGCTATATACGTGCACACGATTCGCGGTCCCCTCGCACAAAGGACACAGCTCATGAGCACGCAATACGATTTCACCGCCGCCGAGATCGACTACGCGGCAGGCGGCTACAGTATCAACGCCCTGGCGCAGAAGCACGCCATCCCCGAGCCGACCCTGCGCAGGTACGCCAAGAAGCAGGGCTGGATCAAGGGCAGCAGTGATGTTAAGCGCGAACTTGTCCGGGAGGCAATGGCCGGCGTCCCACTGACTGACGAAGACATGACGAACGACCTGACGAATGACGAGCGCGTTCGTCAGGTCCAGCTCGACGAGGCCGGCCAGGACGTGCGCGACATGAACACCGGTCTCGCGGTGGCCCGCAAGAGCATGGACAAGCTGCTGACGATGGTCGATCAGGTCGATCACCCGAAGGATTTGAAGACCATCGTCGAGGCCAACAAGATCGCGGTCGAGACGATCCGCAAGATCCGCGCGCTGGACGACGACACCCCGCCCGAGGCCAGCGTGCAGGTGGACATCAGCGACGGCTTCGCGGAACTGCGCGCCGCCTTCAAACGCCGCTTGCAGCAGCCCGTAGGGACCGATGCTGACCTTGCCTGACGAGTTCCGCGCCACCCTGCAAGCGGCGCCGTTCGACGCCGTGGCGGACCTGTGGGAGCTGGTCGAGACGACCTACGGCATCGAGGGCAAGGCGTGGCTGGGCCGGAACGACCGCTACTACCTGCTCACCCGCCTGCTGCATCGCATCGACGCCATCCACCCCTGGCTGCACGCGCGCTGCCGCGAGGTCGAGGCCGAGCCTGACGGCTGTCTCGACCTGTGGGCGCGCGAGCACTACAAATCGACGATCATCACCTTCGCCGGCATCGTGCAGGAGATCGTGGTCAACCCCGAGATCACGATCGGCATTTTCAGCCACACCAAGCCGGTCGCCCGCAAGTTCATGCTCCAGATCAAACAGGAGCTGGAGGCGAACAAGGACCTGCACGCGGTCTACCCCGAGGTCTTCTACACCGATCCGCGCGGCCAGTCGCCCAAGTGGTCCGAGGAGAAGGGGATCGTGGTCAAGCGCAGGAGCAATCCCAAGGAAGCGACGGTCGAGGCGCACGGCCTGGTGGACGGCCAGCCGACCGGCGCCCACTTCCTGCTGCGCGTGTACGACGACGTGGTGACGCGCGAGTCGGTCAGCACGCCCGATCAGGTGCACAAGACCACCACCGCCTGGGAGCTGTCGGACAACCTGGGCGCGCGCGGCGAGGACGGGCGCGTGCGTGCGTGGCACGTCGGCACCCGCTACTCGTTCATGGACACCTACCAGGAGATCATCGACCGCAAGGTGCTCAAGGTGCGGCTGTACCCGGCCACCATCGACGGCACCCCGGACGGCAAGCCGGTGTTCCTGACCCAGCAGGCGTGGCACGACAAGAAGCTGGCGCAGGGTCCGGCCACCATCGCCTGCCAGCAGCTCATGAACCCGGCAGCGGGCAACGAGGCCATGTTCAAGAAGGAATGGCTGTCCTTCATCGACATCCGGCCGGCCACGCTCAACGTGTACATCATGGTCGATCCGGCCAACAGCAAGAAGAAGGGCAGCGACAACACCGCTATGGCCGTGCTCGGGCTAGACAGCGGCGGCAACAAGTACCTGCTGGACGGCTACCGCCACAAGATGGGCCTGCGGGAGCGCTGGGAGGCCCTGAAAGGCCTGCGGCGGTACTGGATGGCCCAGCCGGGCGTGCAGGCCGTGTTCGTCGGCTACGAGCGCTACGGCATGCAGTCCGACCTGGAGTACTTCGAGGAGCAGATGCAGCGCGAGAAGGAAGCGTTCGAGATCCGCGAGGTGGCCTGGACCTCCGACGGCGCCCAGGCCAAGGACGACCGGGTGCAGCGCCTGCAACCGGACTTCATCTCGCGCCGCTTCTACCTCGCCGCCGTGGTCCAGGGCGAGACCGCCAACCAGAAGCGCATCCGCGAGCAGGGCCAGCCCTTCCGCATCTTCAAGCCGGTCATGCGGCGCGACCAGGATGGCAACATGTACAGCCTGAACAAGGGCTTCCTGGAGGAGTACCTGACCTATCCGTTCAGCGCCAAGAAGGACCTGATCGACGCCACCAGTCGCATCTACGACATGGAGCCGGTGCCGCCGATCCTGATCGACGAGCGCGCGCTGGAACCCGAGACCTACGCCGACGGGATGTGAGCATGTTCGTGCGCAACGAGAAGTACACCGAGGACGGGATCGTCTACTACCGCATGCAGCGCGGCGACTACCGCGTGCTGGTCGCCGCCGTGCCTGCCGAGCTGGAGCAGGGCCGGTCCGTGATCGCCCGCCGGCTGATCCTGGCCCGCCAGATGCTCAACCGCATGGTAGTGCTCGGGGCGTACCGTCAGGGTCCACCCTGACTGGACAGCCCAGAGCACCAGCCCTGCCTGTTTCGACAGGGTGGGTGCACGCCTGCCTTGACACTCCTGCCTCATGGTCTAGACTCCAACGGTACACATCACCGTTGAGGAGACAGACCATGGGCAAGGGCAAGCTGATCGGATACGTGCGGGTGTCGAGCGCGGACCAGAACACCGAGCGCCAGCTGGACGGCGTCGAGCTGGACAAGCTGTTCGAGGACAGGTGCAGCGGCAAGGACACGAAGCGGCCGGCATTGCAGGCCATGCTCGACTACATCCGCGAGGGCGACACGCTGATCGTTCACTCCCTCGACCGGCTGGCCCGGAACACCGTCGACCTGCTGCAACTGGTCGAGCGCCTCACCGGCCAGGGCATCACGGTGGTGTTCGCCAAGCAGCACCTGACCTTCTCGGGTGAGTCCAACCCGATGAACGACCTGTTGCTGACGATGCTCGGCGCGATGGCACAGTTCGAGCGTGCCCTGATCCGGGAGCGGCAGGCCGAGGGGATCGCCCTCGCCAAGAAGAAGGGCGTGTACAAGGGCGGCAAGCCCAAGCTGGACGGCGCCCAGGTGCAGGAGCTGCGGCTACGTGCTGCCGATCCGGCGATCTCCAAGGCCGCGCTGGCCAGGGAGTACGGCATCAGCCGGACGGTGCTATACCGCTACCTCGACGGACCTGCCTGACGGGGGTATACTGGACCCTGTTCAGGGCGCTCTCATTGCCGTAGGTGGTGGGGGCGATCAACGCCTTCGGTGCTGCAAGGTGCCGGGGGCGTTATTACATCCGCCCGCAGCGCAGCCCGCAGCGCTGCGACCTGGCCGAGAGCCTGCCGACGAAGTAGCCCTCTCTCTGGTTCCGGCTAGTCATCGGCACCGACCCGCTCCAGCACCACCTCGACGGCCGTGTCCTTGCTGCGGTAGCGGATGCGCAGCGGCAGGAACTCCCGCAGCGATTGGTCTGCGCCCTCGCCGGCATGCCAGCGCTCCGTCAGGTCGTCGATCTGCTCCGCAGTCAGCACGGCCACCTCAGAAGTCCTCGTAGTTCAGCACCGGTTTGTCCACCGACAGCAGCATCTTCGCCAGCCCGTCGCGCAGCTCGTCGACGCTGTCGAAGCTGGTGGTCATGGCCCTGGACGTGATCGAGTGCGGCACCTCGATGGGCGTATCGTAGTGCGCCTCGTGGATGGCATAGGACTCGTAGCGCACACCCTCGTGGATTTCGGTCGAGCGGACCACGCGGTAGTTCCAGGTCGGCATGTCAGTTCCTCGCCATGACCTGCTCGGCCCCGGCTGCGTCGGCGGCAGCCTGCAAGCGGGTGGCGAAGCGTTCCACCAGGGCGTGACGGTTGCTCTGGTAGCCGAGCATGTCGCCCAGCGTGTCGGCAATGCCGTCCATCAGGTCGCTGAGGTCGGCGTCGCTGTCGCCCTGGTGCTCGGCCATCAGCTCGACGAGCGGCAGGAAGATGTTGGGGTTATGCATGGGTCTCCTCAGTGTTGTCGTTCTGGTGCGTGGAAGGTCAGCCCGCAGTGCGGGCACTGGTAGATCGCCAGGTTGAAGAAGGCGCGGATGCGGCCGGCGTCGGGATGGCCCCACTGGTAGGCGTCCTTGTCCTGCATCTGCATCGGGCTGTCCTCGGTGCAGTAGCGGCGTGGCAGGCCACTCGGGACGTAGAGCAGGGTCGGGTCGGTCATCCCTGCGCCTCCCCGGAGTGCTGCACAGCCCACTCGGCGCGGCCAACGTACTCCATGTCGTCCCAGGTGGCGCGGTAATACGCCTGCCCTCCTGGCTGGCCGTTCTCCCCGGTCATCTGGACATAGCCCTGCGCTCCCCACGGTTTCGGCTCGGTGACGGTCATCATGCAGCAGGCGAACATCGGGTTGCCGACGTCCGGCGAGAGCTGCACCACGTCGCCCTCTTCGAGATCGCGCGGGGTCATGCCCTGCGCTTCCTGAGTGCCTGGATCACGTCCCCGACGGCGCTGCGCAGCGACGCCAGCTCGGCGGCAGGGTCGCTTTCCGGGTCATCCAGCATGGCGACCAGGTACGCGGCAATCATCTCGTCGGTGTCGAGGCAGTCGACCACGCTGAACGGCGTCAGTTCGGCCCCGGCGTTGTTGTTCGTCATGGTTAGCTCCAGATGGTGTACAGGCCCCCGATCAAGCCGATCACGCACAGCACGCCATAGACGGGTGCGGCGAAGGCGATCAGGGTACAGGCCGCGCAGCAGGCCACGCTGGCGATGGCGCGGGCGGTCGGGTCGGTCACTCGTGGCACTCCGGGTCGAGCAGGTGGCGCAGCTGGCGGTAGTCGTCCAGGCTGATGCCGATGCGTGGGTCGGTCTGCACGAAACGCGCCTGCAGCTCGGGGCTGGCGTCGAACACCGGCACGTCGTCGACGATGGCGAACGCCGTTACCTCCGGGTGTTCGGCGAGCCACGCGTTGACCTCCAGGGCGCGGGTGTCGTAGCTGCCCAGGTCCGGGGTCTTGTCGATCACCGGCAGGTCCAGCGCCTCCGACACCTGGCCCGGCGTGAAGTACATGCGCCAGGTCGACGACAGCACGATCACGCTCTTGGTGACGCGGCACAGGCGGCGGACCAGGGCGACGGCGACATGGTCGAACCTGGCCAGGTCGGCCTCGGAGAAATCGTGCGGATAGCCGTTCAATGCGAGGCTGCTGCGCTCGCTGTTGACCACGCCGTCGATGTCGAAGAACAGCACTTTCATACGGTCGCTCCGATGCGTTCCATGCGCTGCGCGAAGTCGGCCAGGTCGCGGACGTACAGTTCGCCCGTCTGGGCCTGGCGGTAGACCATGAGGCGGATACCGCGCTGGGTCCCCGCGCCGGTCGCAATCCCCAGCTTGTCGTAGGTCCCGCCCTTGCCGATGCAGGTGTACTGCTCGGTCGGTGCCGCGTTCAGGCGCCGCACGATCTCGTCGGCGTGGGCACGCTTCTGCTCGGGCGTGCCGAAGTCGCCGCTCAGTTCCAGCGCAGCGTCGTGGGTGAAGTCGTCCGATTGCAGCGCGATCCGGCCCCGGCCCCAGTCGCTGACCTGCCACGGTCCCTTTTCCGTGACGGTCACGCGTGGACGCTCAAATTCGACGCTGACCGGCAGGAACTGCCACTTGCCGTCGTCGCGGCGCTCGATCGCCAGCTCGACACCGGATTCGCTCAGCACCAGTATCTCCGGCATGACGGCGCCTTCGTCGAACCACCAGCGGAAGGCCGACAGCAGGTCGTGCACCGTCAGCTGATAGCGCACCCGGTCAGGCTCCGCGGCGTCCTCGCGGGATTCGAACTGGTCGCCGATGAAGCCGATCGCCTGCTCCGGCGTCATCGGGATCGGCGCCCTGGTCGCCAGCCGTTCGCGCAGCTCGATGCACTCCAGGGATTTCGCCGTGGCGCGCGCCTCGGCCAGGTTGGCGCGCAGCTTCTCGGCGGCGAGCTGGCGGTGCAGCGCGAGGATCTCGTCGTGCTCGGTCATTCCT